CGGCTAATCTAGAGTCATATATTGTATATACCAATGTTAAACCGTCTTATAAAGACACTGAAATTTCTAAGATTAGAATTTTTGCTAGAGACAAATATCCGCAAAAATCTCCTACAAATTTATATCCACTTGATACAGTTAAGTATTTACCTTCAGGTTCATATTATTCCGTTTTAGATGCTGCAACTGACGAAGTCATAATTCCATATGATAATATTTATACTAAATTAAGTTGCGATAGTACCAGCAATTATATTTACATAGATATGAACGGTTTTATGCCAGAACGATATTATCGTTTACAACTTAAAATTGTAGATGGATTTACGGTACAATATGTTGATGATCAAATTTATTTTAAAGTAGTTAGATAATGGATAGCGTTTCACTTCGACAAGACTCATTTTATGAAGAAAAAGGTATCACTGCATTATCAAATGATAACGTAGTAGTACCTAGAGACCTTGCTGGTAATATTTTAGCGCAAACTACATCATCATTATTAGTTATAGAAGCAATTACAACAAATGTATTAGCTGAATCAGTATTACCATTATTAGATACTCAATTTAATTATTTTAAATTTCCTGCGCGCACTGCTGTTGTTGACGAAACATTAGATTTAGATTTAGATTTAAATTTAGATTTATCTCTAGAGTTAGAATCTGAAATTGCTACGGTTGAATCAAATATACCACTTACTCCATCTACGTATAAACCTAGTGCGAATCAACAAGTAAGTAAAATTAGCAAAGACAGTTTAGATGGAACAAAAACTGAAGCTCAGATTGTAGAATTATCAAATGTAACTCAAGGTCCGCCGCAACAATATAAAAATGCATTTACTATAACACAAGATTTAATTGAACAAGGAAAAGATTTAAAAGTAACCGGTGTTATAACAACACAATATAATTCAAATAGAAATTCAGAAGTTGGATTCTTTTTTGGTTTAGGTAAAAATGGAGAAATAACTGATTTATCTTCAGCATTATTTACTAATTATTTTACTCCGGATAATGTAAATAGTAGAAATCAGGTTACAAAAGAAGGCATATATACTACCGTTATTGATGAAACAGTAACTAATGCTTCATTAGTTGCTCTTGGAGCTGGCACAGATATATTCTTACGAGGATTTGCAGAAGACCAACAAGAAAATAGAAATCATACAATATTAGCAAATTCAACATTTATTAAATTCGAATCAGTATAATTATGTTAACGCAGTATAAAAATATCACACAAATTAATACAACTACTAATGCAGTAGCTGCACAGCGTTTAACTGACCAACAAATTGATTTACTATCATATCCTAATTATGAACGAAAATATCTTCCAGTAAATGATATAAAAGAAAATGCAGGAGATTCTAGAATAGAATTACATGTATATGCTGCAGATTCTTGGTTGTCCGGAAATCATAAAGTTCAACAATTAACAAAAATTCCGGAATACGTTGATCCAATAACAAATCGTAAAATTGATTTATATAATCCAATTGCAATTGATATTCGCAAGGAATTTGATACATTAAAATTAACAGCTGGCACATTAAAAATTGTTGTTAACTTCTTTAAAAACTTGATAGGTAGTTATGAACAACAATATTTAAGAATTGATGAAATTTCTCCAGATAGAACTGAAATTCGTTTACGTGCGATTGACATAAGAAATCCACAATTTTTAACGCAATTAACTAATTATATAGATACTGTAAATCAAACATCTACTGTAGATGTAGAATATGAAACGGTTTCTAGCGCCAGAAATCAAGAATCTATACTTAATGAAATTGTAACTCCTAAAAAATTCAAAACATATTTATTGAATTTTAGTAGAAATCAAACGTTTCAATTTGTTAATAGCGTAGTTGTTGGCGAATATGTTTACGTAAAACTTAATCAACCGCTACCTAATGAATTTCAAAAAGATTTTAAATGTTGGATTGTTGAAGAACTAAAACTTCCATACGTTGATAATGTTACTTTACAAACAGAATCAACTACTCGTACATTTAATAAATTAGCAAATCCAAATTGGCAAGCAGTATCTACATTAAATACTTCAACAGATACTGGATTGAAAACTTGGACTGAATTGTTAGGTTCATCAACACAAACATCACAACAAATTGTCGATGCATATTTTTCCGGCAGTCTGTCTGGAATGAAATTGAATATTGATTATTCCGATTTTAATAACTTTATTTTTTATAGTTCAGCAACTGAACGATTAGAAAATTTTAGATATAAACTACAATTATTAGAAACATATACATCACAAAGTTTTGCAGTTGCACAATTGTCTGGAAGTGTTGCTATATCAAATCAACAAGAATATGCAACATTAAAAAATAATTTGATAGGAGGCTTTGATAATTTCGAACAATGGTTGTATTATGAATCATCATCAAAATTAACAACATATGATTTACCACGCGAATATTCTACGGTAGCATCAATTACTGGTAGTTACATAACCCCGGCACCTAAATTTAATTCTACGGTGCCATATACATTATATTCTGTAACTAGTTCTCAATTTCAAACTTGGTATGATTCTATATATGTTAGTGCATCATTATATGATCAATTAAATTATAATGCATTATATTATTCAGTTCCAGAATACCTTCGTTTAGATCAATCTAATCAAAATCTAAATACATTTATAAACATGTTAGGTCATCACTATGATATATTCTATACATATATCAATCATATGACCAAACTTAATAAGCGTGAAGAAAATCCTAAATTAGGTATGCCAAATGAATTATTATATTCAGTTGCAAAACAATTTGGGTGGACTTTAACAAATGGTTCTCAAAATCAAGATTTATGGCAATACGTTTTAGGAACTAATGAAGCTGGTATTCCGTTAACTGGTTCAAATACTGTAGGTGATCCTTCAGTACCAGGACAAAATATGACGTACACAATTTGGAGACGAATTGTAAATAATTTGCCATTACTTTTAAAAAGTAAAGGAACTAAACGTAGTATTCAAGCATTGTTATCATGTTATGGAATACCACAATCAATAATCAGTATAAATGAATATGGCGGACCAAGATTAGACCGTGCGCCAATTTATGAAAAATTAAATTTTGATTATGCTTTAGATTTAAGTGGAAGTGTTGCTGGTACAGTTACTGTAAATTATTCGCAATCTATAAACTCTGTAGAGTTGCGTTTTAGAACGGCTGATGTATTAAAATATCCAACAATACCAAATACAATGAATTTGTATACAATTGGATCTAACGCAGTTACTATTGATTTTAGTAGCGGCACATTGGGTAGTATACAAATTAACGGAACATCGTCAGCTAATTTTGAATTATTTAATGGCGATTGGATTACTACAGTACTTCGTAAAAATGGAACTAATTTAGATTTAATTGCAAAAAAATCTAAATATGGTAAAATTGTAACAACAGTATCGGCATCTGCTACAGCATCATTACCATATTCTGGTACATTAACATTGGGTAGTACATCTACTGGTGCTAGCAGATTAGTTGGCCAATTACAAGAATTACGTTTATGGTCTTCTAGTTTACAAAACGATGCATTAAATAATCATACGAAAGCACCTGGTGCATATGATGGAAATACTGATGCATATTCTGAATTAATATTTAGATTACCATTAAATCAAAATATCAATCATAGTTTAACATCTAGTTTACAAGGCATACAGCCTGCGCCTTCAACTATTTCTGCTTCATTTTCAAGTTGGACTTTAGCAACTCCATATGATTCAATTGAAGAGACATATTATTATGACGGTGTATCGTTAGGCGCCGGAACGTATGATGATAATAAAATACGTTTAGAATCAAATCAATTGATTGGAATGTTAGATGTTAAAACTAGAGCCGAACGAAGTCAATTTGATACAGCGCCGTTAGATAGTAAAAAATTAGGAGTATATTTTTCTCCACAAACAATGATAGATGAAGATATTATTGCACAGTTTGGATTTACATCATTAGATGAATATATAGGAGATCCAGGCGTATCTGATTCAAAATCATATCCACAACTTATACAAGCAGCACAATCATATTGGAAAAAATATGAAAATCGAAATGATATAAATGCTTATATTAGTATGTTTACATTATTTGATTTATCATTTTTCAAACAATTAGAACAATTATTACCTGCACGCGTAAATAAATTAACTGGTTTATTAATTCAACCTAATTTATTAGAACGAAGCAAAGATACAATTTTACCTAAAATACAAAACTTTTTACCTTCATACACGGCTATTTTAGATTCAATATCTCCTTCAGCTGAAGGATTGTATTCATTATATGATGGATCTGTATCAGGACGTATAATGAATTTGTCTGCAATAGATGATGATCAATGGCAAGCATATTTAACGGCATCTAATTCTGAAAAATATGATAGTGTACCATATTCATATGAATATTTATTAAGATCTGGAAGTACGTGGATTACCGGTTCATCTCCTTATTGGTTAAGTGATGCAGTACAACCTATTTATTTTGATGCAATTTTTTCTACAACTAAATTTAAATCGGGTTCTGCAGTATTTAGTACAGGTAGTGGTGGCAGTGGTATAACTGCTACATACGGTGCAGGTACATATGGGTCAAGTACATACTATTTAGATCCAGTTGGACCAGGTTGGACCGGTGAATTGGCAAGAGTACAGGATTATTTACCACTTGGTATTGAAAATCAAAGATATGCTGGATGTAAACTTACATCTCCCGGATTTAATATTAATTCAACACAAACTATTGATGGTAAACCAGTTGTAGAATTTAGATCAGCAAATCCAAATCAATTGATATATCAAAACCTAGACAATACTAATGGTAGTTTTGTATTGGTATAATTTTTATAATACTGATATTTATTAAAAAGTAAAAGGAAACATATGGGTTATCTAGATAATTCGAGCGTAACGGTCGACGCAATATTAACTTTAAAGGGCCGAGAATTATTAGCGAAGGGTGGTAATGCATTTAACATTACTCAATTTGCAGTAGGTGATGATGAGATTGATTATTCGTTATGGAACCCAGATCACCCGCTAGGTACGGAATATTATGGTACTATTATTGAAAATATGCCAATTACTGAAGCTATTCCGGATGAAACTCAAGCGCTTCGATATAAATTAGTAACATTACCAAAACAAACTACAAATATACCAGTTGTTAATGTTGGTAATACTAGTATCATTTTAAATGCACCAGGAGATAGTTCAATAATTGCTCCAAATACAAGTAATTTCCAAGGCGGAAATAGTAACTTAGGATATACAGCAATTCTTTCTGATTCAACAGTAGCTGATATACAAGTAACAAGAGCTTTACAAAATTCAGTATTGCCAACGACACCTAGATTTATTGGTGATAATCAAGATGCTCAAAGTGTTGCTGTTGCTGGGTTTGAATTCCGTATTACTGCTAAAACTCAAATGCTTGCAGATAAAACTGCAACTATTTCAATTATTGGTAATGAAACAGGCGGAAGTGTTACTATTAATTTAACTGTTAAAAAAGTAACAACTGCGACTGTAAATAGTGCAACGGCATAAAAAAGGTAAACATGAAAATGAAAAATTTCATTGAAACATTAAAACAACAACCGCGCCAAGGTGGCGTACCTGCAAACTTATTAGCTGCGGTAGGAGCTGCTAATCAAGCAACTAGAACGGCTGCAACTCCGACACCTGCACCTGCTGCTGCTGGTACGGCTGCAGTGACACAACAAGTACAACAATTAGCGCAACAGTTAGCTAATCAAATGGTTGCTGAAATGCAGCAATCTCAAATTTTAGCTCGTAACGGTAGAGTGTTTACAAAATTTGATATAGTTAATGATATTGTTAGTAATCAAATTGAAGTTGTAACAGCCGGTGTTTGGAGTGATGGTATTGCTAGTTTAACTACTTTCTTTACTTCATCTACACAAACAAATACACAACGTACTTATTATGTTGATGTTTCGCAAAAAACTCCTGCAGCAACCGGGTCTGCAGTTCAATTTTCTTTAGCATTTGGTCATGCTTTAGGTAGCGGTTCAGATTCTCAAGGTCAATTAGAAGATGCAGCAAGTAAAGCAATATATTCACAATATCGTCAACTTTTATTGAATCCTAATGATACCAGATTTACAACTGCTGGATCTGGTAGTACAAATTATATATACGTTGTTAATTTTAAACGTGATAGAATTAAAGAACGTTTAGATGCAGGAAATTGGGAATTGCCTTTAGTTGCAATTTCATCTAGAGCGACTAACGCAACAGGTTCTGTAGTTACAAGCACTGGTGTTATTAAATTAATTGATGATTCATCTGTTGCATCTGCAACATTAGGTGATTCAGGAAAAATTTATAATATTGTTTCTGGATCAATTAGTGCTGGAGTTTATAATCCAACAACTCCAACATATTACGGATTAGCATATCCAGATCATGGCGTATTGGTATTAGATGGAAAAATGTTGGATCAAAAATTAGGATTTGCAACTAATACTGGTTCAAGTTCAGAAGGAAATAATCATTTTGTATTATTTCATTCAATTTCTGGATCTAGTTTGTTTACAGATTCACAAACAGGCGATCCATATGGTTTCCAAGCACGTAATTCTGAAAAAGTAACTAGCACACATTATTTTGTTAGAATTAAAAACGCAGAATATAATTTCTCAAATAATCCTTCATATG